TTAGGACTCAATCCACTGTTACCAGCAACAGCGTGTCTCAAAGACGAGCCTCGCCCTCCTGAAAAGGAGGTACAGAGGCTTTTCTACAACCCGACTTTTCAACAGTACGTGTTGATGGCCAGATACTTGAGGTGTATTCTCGACTTTATGGCCTTAAGAGGTTCTTCTTTCTTCACTGCCATTGGCTACGATCCTGTTGGAGAGTCATGGTATGAAATAGTCAAACCCTTCGCTCGCCCAGAGTTTCGGGGAAATTGTTTCGATTTGGACTATGAGGCGTTCGATGCCTCACAATCTTCGGTGTTGCGCAATATGGCCTGCAAGACTTTCGTTGACATTGCATCGTACATGTGGGATTCCCCCGATGACATAAGTGACTTGAGGTTACTCTTGTCTTGGGCGAATTCTACTCCAGTGGACTTTCTAGGCGCAGTAATGATGATAGAAGCCCTTCTTCTCTCCGGAACAATATTCACAGCGCACGGTAATGGGTTAATCACTTCTTTGATTGTGTGTGCAGATTACCTAAGATTTTGGAAAGGAATAAATGTACCACCCCCGCCTCTGACTGAAAATTTGTCTCTAATCACTTTAGGAGATGACACAGTAGGAGCGGTTTCCAATTTGATGAGAGAATCAGGTTGGACCCAAGAGCACCTGGTTGAAACAGCCAGAAGCTTTGGACTAGTCCTTACTACCGCTACGAAGGATACCAATTTTCGGTTTAAAGAATTCACTGAATGCGAGTTCTTGAAAAGACATTACTATTACAACAAAGAATTGGAGTTGAATGTTGGGGCTTTGTCCCCAGCTTCGTATCTTCAACCTTTCGTGGTGTATTCACAACCCAAAGAACTTACCATTGATGAGTATCAATCAGACCAAGCTGAAATTGTTCTGCTCGAGTGTATGGCGGGTGGAAGAAAATCTTTCGAACTAATGCGAAGTCGGTTGAGAGATTATTATTCCGCTGTACCAGAATTAGGGCGACCTGATTGCCTCTGCTGGGAGTACGATGAAAAAATCGAGGAGAGAAAGAAGTTCATTACTCCACAACCACAATTGTTTCCCTGTGGGGAAACTGGATTTGAGTTGATTGAAAAATACGACTCGTTACCTCCCACAGTAATGGAAACTCGTGCAGAGAGTTCTGTTGAAGAAGCTGTAATTCAGTCTTTAGAGGGAACGGTGCAAGAGGAGAGTGGCTACGTAAATGTTCATGCCGACATATCGCGAATGCCCATAATCACTAAAACTGAGCAATCTGAGGTTTTGTCGAGACGCCAATTGCTACGAGAGCTCTCTCTTCCGCTAGCGGGAGGCGAGTTCTTTTGGCCTGAAGCTGAGATGGTCGATCAGCCGATTTTCTTATCTCGAGCTTCAAACATGGCTTTCAGAGCAACTGCGATAAAACTCACATTCGTGCTCACGTGTCCGTCAACCGTGACTGGCTGTCTAATGGCTTCGATCCATTACAACCTAGGTCCGGCTAGAATTACTGAGCTTAATGGGCAGGACAGCAGTCTTCTCTTGTGTTCTCAAGTCCCTCACGTCATGATGAGGCCTGGAGAACAAAGTAATGTATGGCATTTGACAGTTCCTTTCGTGTTCCACATGCCGGCTCGGCTAGCCCAAGACAACTTGGGAGCAACCATGCCAGGAGTTTCCATTTTACCCGTTGTTCCATTGACTGGTTCGCTGGGATCGGCACCTCAACTCACCATGAAAGTCTATGGAGAATTTGTCGG